CTGGAGTACCGGGTGGCCCGCGTCAACTCCCGTCGTATCATCCTGACGGATGTAGACGCAGCCTACGCGCAGACCATCGTTGATGTGGTGGACCCCACTGAGTTCGACGCGCAGTTCACGCAGGCGCTGATGTGGTATATCGCCGCACAGGTCGCAGTGCCCATCATCGGGGTTGAGCGCGGCCGGGTGCTGAGGAACGACGCCCTCTCCATGTACCGCGCCCTTATCGACCAGGCAACAGCTGCCGCGAAGAACGAGGCGTCCTCGATTCCACCGGCTGACAGCGAGTTCATCACATTCCGATGAAGATCACCCAGCGGTCATTCACGGCCGGCGAGGTCTCGCATGAGATCGGGGCGCGGGCTGACTTCGAGAAGTACGGCGACGCGCTGGAGACCTGCCGCAACTTCTTCATCAAGACGCAGGGTGGGGCATACAACCGCCCCGGTTTCCGCTTCGTCGGTGAGGTCAACGATTCGACCGTCACGCATCGGCTGATCCCGTTCTCGTTTAATACAGAGCAGACCTACGTCCTGGACTTCGGCCACCAGACGATGCGTGTCATCATGGACGGCGGGTATGTCATCGACTCGGGGACGGGCCTCCCTTACGAGATTGTCACACCGTTCGCCGCGGCGGACCTGTTCCGTCTGCGGTACTCGCAGACGGCTGACGTGATGACGCTCACCTGCCATGGGTACGACCCGCAGGAGCTGTCCCGCTTGGCGCATGACAACTGGACCATCGCACCCATCGACTTCACCTCGAAGGTGACGGCGCCGACGGGCCTCTCCGTCGTAACCGTCGGTACCGGCGCGGGCACTTACACCAAGACGTATCGGTACGTTGTGACGGCATTCGACGCCAACGGCGTCGAGTCGCTGGCGTCGGCGGAGGTGGCGATCACCGCCAACTCCCTTTCCACCACTGCCGGGGTCCGGGTGTCGTGGGCGGTGGTCACCGGGGCGGACTCCTATAGGATATACAAGGATCCGTCGAACGGTTCCGGGGTGTATGGGTACATCGGAGAGACCACCGCCACGACGTTTGAAGATTATAACTTTGCCCCCGATACCTCGTTGACTCCACCGAAGGACAATCTCCCGTTCGCGGGGGCCGATGACAAACCGCTGGCTGTCGGGTTCTACCAGCAGCGCAGAATCTTCGCCAACACGGTGAATAACCCCCAGCGGTTCTTTGCGACGCAGACCGGTGTGCTGGACTCGATGCGCCGGTCCACCCCGCCGAGGGACACGGACGCCATCGAGGCTGATGTGATCTCCCGGCAGGTCAATGAGATCCGTCACATCGTTGACCAGGACATGCTGATCCTGCTCACTGCGGGGTCTGAGATGCGGGTCACCGAGGGGGTGGACTACGTGTTGACCCCGGCCACCTTCGGGGTCCGTGTCGCCTCTCGGTTCGGAGCATCAGATGTGACCCCGGTGACGGCGGGCGATACGGTGGTGTTCGTCCAGGAGCAGGGATCTCGTCTCGTCGGGCTGACGGCGAGGGGGGTGGATATGTCAGGGGAGCCAACGCTACTCGGTAATGACTTGTCCATCCTGAGCCGGCACCTGTTCGACGGGTATCAGATCGTAGACATGGCCTACGAGAAGGAGCCCTACGGGATCATCTGGATGGTCCGTGACGACGGGACGCTCCTCGGCCTGACCTACCAGCGGCTGCACAAGGTGTGGGGCCTGCATCGGCACGACACGCAGGGCAAGTTCAAGTCAGTCGCCTGCATCACCGAGGGCGGCAGGACGGCCACCTATGCGCTGATCGAGCGGACGATCGGCGGCGTGCCGAAGCTGTACGTCGAGCGCCTGGAGCCCCGTGAGGAGCAGGTGCCGGAGGATTGCTTCTATGTGGACTCCGGCCTCTCGTACAATGGGGCGCCGACGATCACTATCGCCGGCCTGGATCACCTGGTGGGCGAGACCGTGGCGGTCCTGGCGGATGGTAACGTGGTGAGCGACCTGGTGGTAGATGCGTCGGGGGCCATCACGCTTCCGTTCGATGCGTCGAAGGTCCACGTCGGCCTGCCCTACATCTGCGAGATCACCACCCTGAGCATCGACGACAACGCCCGTACCATGCTGGGGCGGAAGAAGTCCGTTAGCGAGTTGGCGATCCGGTTCTATCAGAGCCGGGGTGGGCACATCGGCCCGAAGGGCAAGTCGCTCCAGGAACTCCGCCCGAGGGACGTCACGGACGGGTACGGCACCATCCAGCTCAAGACCGAGGAGCGCCGGGTGGCGATGCGGCGAGGATGGGGTGACGGAGGGCAGGTCACCATCCAGCAGAACGATCCGCTGCCGATGGCTATCCTCGCGGTGACACCCGATGTTGACATTGACTGATGTCCGGTACGTCCCCGCCACCCACCGTGACGCGCAGCGTCTGACGGCCGACCTGAGCGACGTGGACCGCGCCCACGCGGCGGCGGTCATCCCCAACATGGACCTCGAAGGCGCGGTGTGGAACCTCGTCCGATTCGCCACAGAGGCGGTATCTGTTGTCACGAAGGACACGAACCGGTTGGTCGCCATCTACGGTTACCGCCGTCCGAGTGCCTTGTCCCGGGTTGTCACCCCCTGGGTACTGATGACACAGTGGGGGCGCGACCGCGCCTCGCGCACCGCAGCGTTGCGCCTGGCCCGCCGGGTGGTGGGCGACCTCACTGCGGCGGGGTTCGTGCTGCGGACGGTGACTCCAGCGGACGACAAGGTGATCCGTCGGTGGCTCCGCAGTGTTGGGTTCTCGGAAGAACGTGAGAGGTGCGCTATCATATCCGGCGAACCCTTGATCGAATTGGAGGCGAGATGAGCTTTGACGCGTCTACAATGATGATTATTTCAACGGCCATGTCGGTAGCATCCAGTGTCATGTCTGGCACCCAGGCTCAGAAGCAGGGAGAGTATGAAGCCGGTGTGGCCCGATACAATGCCCGCGTGCAGGAGAACGCAGCCACCCGGGAGCGCAACGCCGCCATTGAGGCCGAGCGGGACCGGAAGCTACAGACCCGCGCCCTGGCGGCCAAGCAGCAGGCGGCCCTTGCCGCGAAGGGTGTGGACATTGGCTCCGGTTCGTCTTTGGATCTCGTGTCGGACACTGAGATGTACGGCAACATTGACGCGTTCCGCATCCGGCAGAACGCGGACGCGCGGGCGGAGGCCCTACAGCAGCAGGCGGCACTTGATCGGGCTCAGGGGAGGGCGGTTGCCGCTCGTGGGCGTAATGCTATGTTCAGCTCCCTGCTGACGGCGGGGGCCAAGGTGGCGGGCGCCTGGTACAAGATGAAGTCTCCGGTCGGGGATGATGACGAGAGGATGTGGGCCTGATGCCAAAGGTTCCTCAGCAAAAAGGCCCAATGCAAACCCTTCAGGTTGTCGCCCAACCTCGGGCACAGGCAGTCAATCTCGGCCCGTCGCCGTTTGCGGCCCCGCTCGCGGAGGCGGCTCAGGTCGTTGACGGTATCTACCGGCGGAAAGTGAAGGCGGACTCCAGTGACGCCCTGCTCAAGTACGAGCGGGACGTTCAGACCCTGCTGTACGCTCAGGGTGAGGGGTACACTTACCTCCGGGGCAAGGACGCGGTGGATCGCAGCCGGGATGTGCTGAAGAAGCTGGACGATCTGAAGAAGCAGTACGCCGACTCACTGGAGATACCAGAGGCTCAGCAGGCGTTCCTTCAGACGGCGGAGGCGCATGCTTTGCGCTACCGCCAGCAGATCCTCACCCACGCCGATAAGGAGTCCCGCTTCTACCAGGGTGAGGTGCTGAAGGACGAGGTGGGCAATACGGTGACAAATGCGAGCCTGTTCTACGGCGACCCGAAAAATATGTTCATCGAGAAGCAACGCGGCCTGGCGGCGGTCAATGAGGCGTTGCAGTTGCAGGGCCTCGACAGCGACCCGGACATCGCGCTTGCCCGCAGGCGGGCGTTCCTTGATAGCTTCCATACCTCTGCCGTCGAGTCTGCCCTCGGGGTGAAAGACATCAGCGGTGCCGAGCGGCTGTTGAAGGACGCCGATAAGGAACTCACCCCGAAGGCCAAGGCCGCCCTGAAGGAGCGGGTTCAGCAGCTCCGAAAGTCGCTTGAACACGAGAACCTGTTGGCGAATGC